CAAAATAGTCTTGGTGCTAGAATTTCCCGCGGCGCTCTTGAACCAGGCGCTGAAAGAGAAAGAGTCAGTTACACCATAGTTTGCAAAATTTCCATCGTTAGCATAGATCAATGTATCTGAGTTTTGCGCTCCGATCGAACCTGAAAAGAAAGATGAGCTAACGATAAGACCGGGCGTGGGTATCATCTGACCGAACGTCTTATACGTGAGATTTTGATTCGATTGGGCGTCAGTAACAGTGACACCAGTGCTCTCATCAAGCTTCCACACATTAATAGGATCAGACGAAAGAGAAAGAAGTGTGTATTCAGTTGAATAGTCGCCTATTGGTGCATAGTTAAATTCTATCTTGCCATTTTTATATATTGCAGTTTCAAAAGCTAGCTTTTTAGACCTGTATTCATAACCTAGTGCTGACCATCTAACAAGAAAAGATTTTCCTTCAACGGAATCTTCTGAAGTTGTATACTTCATTCCATAGTTAAATTCATTAAAAGATTGATCTTTTGAATCAATTTTTCCGTATAAAAAATTGTTTTTTTGTTCGACTAATGCGGGCGCGGTACCAGAATAATAAGTGACGAATGAGTCCAAGTCTTTGTGAACCATTAGCTGTCTATCAAACCAAGGTGCTAGCAAAACATCATTCGAACTAAATGCAGATTTAATTGCCGAGTTAACATAAGAGCTACTACCACTTTCTAAAATTCTGTCACTATAAATTGTGTCTAAATTTGAAGAAGGAATATTATTTGGATCTAAAAGAGAAATCCAGCCATGGGGACTTGCTATCAGCTTATTATAGCTGGTACCGTTAAATTCAAAATCAAATCCAATATCTGTGATGAATGTATTACCGCCCGGCGTAATAGCTGCAGATGTAGAAGGCTGCTGTGTGAATTCAATATAGCCTGAACTACTAGACAAAATGGGTCCAAATTGTTTCCAGGACTTTGGATCAATTCCTCGAAGACCAATAGACTTTTTAAGCGGGTCTGACTGGAATGTAGCAAAATATTTAGTGAAGTCTTTTACAGTCATCGTCTAATGAGACCCCCGTAAGCAATAGAGTCGACGCCTTGTATCGTATTATCATACATAAAACCAGTTCTGCCAGATACTTCTTTGCTAGACAAATATGTAGCTCCTTGGGGCATCATAGAATTAACAGCAGACAACAAGTCTGTTTCGTAAGCGCGCGTAGATTGTAATACATCTCCGCGCGGGTAAAATATGTCCACAAAAGGAGACACATGATTTTCATCTGTCGACATATAAGACAGTTCAGGCCCAACTTCAACAGTTACGCTCCCTTCATCGTTCGAAACTGTGAATTGATCAGCGCTGTCTAAAAAAACTATTCTATTAGAACGTGATGGATCAAATTCTTGAACAGACGAAACTTGGTCTGAGATTGTTCTTAGCTTAGAATTACCACTACTTAGATTAGCACTTATTCCGTGAGATTCAAAGGGAAAGTTGATGCTGAAAAAAGAAATTACAGATCGAATTGGAAAAGGTTCAATGACACCGTTTAGAATAAAATTCTCTCTTTGATTTGTATCTGAAGTAACTATTGGAAAAGTAATTACCTGCTCAATTAAGACGTTTTTGCTTTGTAGATTAATAAACTCTATAGGGTTAAAAAGGTTCAGCTCTTGAAAGTAATTATTGTCTGTTAAGCTGTAAGTTTCGTTAACGCCAAATGCGTTAGGCTGCACAAGGTGTCCTGGCGTGCCTGCAGAAATTTTTATTAGTCCTCGAGTCTGACGAAAATTACTAATTTCTGCACCTTGAAGATATTGTTCAATATCAATAGCAGCGCCGAGAATTCCACTCGATGTCTGTCTAGACTTTTTACTCACTGAAATATTAAAGAAATCAACTGCTAAATTTTGCGAAGCAATATAGCTAGGTTTACCTCTATCAAGAAATTTTCGATTAGCTTGAAGCTCTATCTGTCGACTGACATTATAGTAGTCTTGGTCAGCATTAATTACAACAACGTTGACATCGTTTGAATTGTTTGAATTGACATTATCTGCGTACGCAAATAAGTCCGACCATTGACCATTATCTAAATTATCTACTTGTACTTGAATTGATAGGGACAATGTTTTTCCTCAATTATTTAATATTAACTGTGAATTCTTTACTATCGTTTACAAATATTTCAGGATTATTAGTTTGAGCGCCATTTTCTATGTAATTATTGTAGTGTAAACTTTGCATCTTATGCCTTTCAAGCATGTGAGATTCTATAACGAAATTTGTGCCTTTGTATCTAGTCTTGCCCGGAACTAATTGCTCAATAAATGTTGAAATTGACGAATCAAACCACCTGTAGAACTCAAAGAATTTCTTAAAGTTCAATTTTTCAATTAGTCTGTTAAAATAGACATCACTTAAGTTTTGAAGATCAGGATAGTCAGGAGAAAACATAAGTTCAGGCCGACCAATTGCATCTCCTAGCGTATCCAATGTAGAAAACATAGTAATAATGTCTCTATCGAGCGCATCAGTTAAAGAAAACTCTATTGAAAGTCTTAGATCATCTTGCGGTTCTTCTTTAACAAAATATTCGTTGCTAGAATAAACGGGGGCTTTAATTGCCCATGGATTATCAACAAAATTATTAGTGTCTAATAAGCCTCTAATTCGAATTTTGTCGTCTGTTGATGACTCATCAAAGTCAGGCGAAAGATAACTGTGAGATTCAACGTCTCCTGTAATTACATAAGAACCTGAACCAAACAAGGTACCTGAAACAGCATTGTTGTTTCCACTATGATCAACAAAAATTATTTTTCCATCTGCATCAGCTGATGTAATCGGTTGTTTGGCAAGCGCGTCAAGCCTGATTTTATTAAATGATCCTGTTAATTTATTGACAAAATTGTAATTCTTAAAAGGATCAGAAACACCCAGAGACTTGTAATTTCTTAAATGTTCTTTCCATTCATCTTCACTTACAAATTTTGACCAAAATCTAAGATGTGATAACCATCCATAAAAAGTTGTTGTTCGAGCATCACTTGTAACAGCTGTATTATTTAGAAAAGGATAAGTAGTACTCGTCTGAAAATTTTGTCCTCCGCCTATCGCGATGTAGGATCCTGACGCATTGAAAGAACTTGAAAGAAACTCAAAAGCGTTATTATCTGTAGAATTTCTTTCATAGAAATGATCATTTGCAATATAAACCTCTTCAATTTCTCCGAAATTAGACTTACCAACTCTTAGATAATAACTAGACGATAAATAACCTGATCCAATTTCGTCAGCTCGTTGGCGTCCTAAACTAACATTCCAGCGCTCACCATCAAATAAACCTGCACCCGACAATTCTAATGAAAGTGTAAGCAAAGGAGAATTTACTGATGTACCAGGACTTATAAAAGCTTTTACACAAGAAGGACTGTCATTTGTTTTTTCAAATGCTACAACGTTAGCAAGTAGACCCTGCTGCGCATAATTGTCGCTACCCGTAACTACAAGTCTTAATAATGATTGTTTAGAAGTATTAGGATTAAACAATTTATATGGCGGAAATTTGTATAAGCATTCAATATTCCATGACCCAGAGGTCAAAAGTGCATCAGACGCTACTGTAGTTCCAATTATCTGGTTGCCGCTCGTGACAAATTGCCCAGCGGGCTGTGGAAAGCCAGGTTCTACTCTGGAAGCTGAAAGGGGAGCTGAAATAAGTAAAGATGCGCTTGAAATGTCTACAACGGGAATTGACTCTAGCTTCTTATTTCGAGCTGATCCCAGCATCTTGACTGTGGGGCCGCCGTATTCTCTAATTCTTAGGCTGTTGTCTGGGTCTATACCTATAGACCTCAAGTAAGATCTTATGCTGTGCTGTGTACCCTTTGATTTTATTACATCATTTATGTTTATGATTATTCTTCTTAGAAGCTGCGTGTGTACACTTTTAAATGAAACGCCTGATGTGTAAGTATTTTCAGCACCGTCACTGTCATCAAGGTACTTATCTAAATTTTCATGATTAAAAAATGCAGGTAAATAAAATCCATGGCTCCTAATGATGTCAGACAAGAAATTATCTGGTGCTGTATCAGTGCTGTTATAGTCAATAGTTCTAAGTGTTCCAAACGACTGCACAAAAAGTTTCATATCATCGAAAAATTTAGCCCAGACATAAAGCAACGTCAATATCAAGTGTGTTGATCCAATTTCACCTTGACCTGGTATGCCTGAGCCGCCGTATGCTTGACCTCGATTGCCATTTTCTTTGATAAAACCATCATCTGCGGCGCCCATAAGCAAATAATGCTTTGGAATTAGCTTAGCTATTAAATTGGGGTTTGCTGCATCAAATAAACTTGCAGAAGTCAACAATTCTATGTTGTAATTTTTGACATCATTGTAGGCAGGAAATAAAACAATACTAAATTCTCTCTTTTCATTTTTAACTGGGCTTAGAGAATCTTCTTCTGCATTTATTCTAAGTGATCCTGTAAAATTACTAATGTTTGCATGCAAAGAATTACCTGAACTATCAAGAACGATAGAATTAATTGACTCATTTTCAGAAAAATTAGATAGTAAAGGTGGAGGTTCGTTAAATCTGTAGTAAAGCTTTAAGTCTGGTGTTGAGTATATTCCTCTTGAAGCAAAAAGCTTTTGTTTCTCTACAGATCTTATGCTGTGAAATATTCTTAGCTCGTCAAGGGAGCCGCTAAATGTTTGTGTTGGCGTAACTAAGCTTGATGAAACGTAAAATGAACTTCCTGAGCCAATAAAAAAATTGGCTTTATCGATATTGAAGTTTTTAATATTGACAACATCGCTTGCCGCCTTTAAATTCTCGTTTACATAGACTTGAAGCAAAGCATCGGGTTTATTATCATCAGCATTGAAAACTAAACAAATGTGATTGTAGACGCCTTTGTCGAGCAGCACAGCAGCGCTGGTTCTCGCAGATCCTGATGTGACACTAAAGCTGGCTGTTGCATAGTCAATTGAAGTCGTGGGCGTTAAATGAAAAGTAAATCCATCACTATCTGTTGATCTCTTCTGAAAAATTACCTGTGTGCTGTTTGTAATTTTTGGGATATAGACAAGCGCTTCTATCGACATCGAGCCAGACGTTGGATTTATTATCGTATCACCCGATGAATTCTTAGAAATTTCTGGGTATAAGTAACCTGCGCTGTCTTTTACAGATATCCAAGTTCCAAGAGTGCCATTTGTATCTTCTCCCACTTGTGTACCTGAAAAATGCAAAGCACCTGACCATGTTGGGAAACTGTTGTACACATACTTTTCAAAACCTGATAACTTATCAAGATATTTTTGTACTTCTGTCTTAGACCCATCAAATGGAAATTTATTAATCAACAAATCAAAAGCTTCGTTAACTTTTACTTCCGCAGAAGAGAAAAATGTATGATTCTCAAACGCAGACCAGTCAATATTTAGCTGCTGTGTCGATTTAAGTGGATAGTTAATTGGGTCGTACTTAAATGTTTCACCGTCGACATCAAGAAAATCAGTGCCTCCATTTTGTTCTATAATCTGTTCAGCATTTGCTTGAACAGGTTTCACATCTTGCATTAAAGCAGAAACGAAAATTGGAGAAACTATTGAACCTGGTTTAACGGCCATCTAAGTGATCTTTCATGTTTGCCCGGCTTGATTTATTCTAAATATTTGCGAAGCATTTTGGTAGATATTTTTTACACCATTCACATTAGTTAATATGTCTATTGCGTATGTTCTACCTACTGTCAAGGAGTCTGCCTTGATAACAAAGAACATTCCTTCAGAATCGCTTGAAACTTTAGTAGATTTTTTGTCTTCGTCAAAAGGCATCACAACTCTATTAGTCTCAACCTCTCGAACAGAGTAAAACACGTTAGTAAGAACTATTCCTGCTAATTCAGCGGGTTTTTTGACAAATTTTATTGCTGGATCGTTGTAATCAAATATGTTTACTCGTGCCGCGATGTCTTGATCTGCTGAGTAGCTGTCATCAATACCTGTTACGCTGACTTTATAGAATTTTTTCTTATTCGCTGCAGCTGTTCTTGTGGGTTTTTTCATCTCAATTTTGCTACCTGAGACAAATACAGTCAATGAGTCATTTGCCATCCAAACAGGAGTAAATTTTACTGAACCTGACTCTTCTATTCTTGTCGAGATTGTTGTATTTGAAGAAGATACATGAACTGTTGAAAAGTACGTTCCTGTTGTAGAATTTGATCCTAACGAAAACTGTGAGCCAGAAAATGTTAGTGAATACCCACCTGTTTCAGTAACAAGTTTAAGTTTCAGGCAGTTGCTTCCTGTTAATATAGAGCTTGCCGATATTAAGTTTTGAAGATTACCTTTGACGTAGTTATATAAATTAATATTGCAGTCTGTGTCAAAAGTAAGATTTTGTGTATCATCACTAATAGAGTCATCAAAGCCAAAGATTAATTCCGGCCGCTTTATTTCATCGTAAGCATGTCTACTAGCAAATCGCTTAACAAAGTAAGTGTTTGAATCCGTCTCAATAGATCCTGTGTATGTTATTCGAAATCCGCTATCAGGAAGTTCGCCTGTCAGCGTAGCAGATACTATCGATGTGACATCAACAAGCAAATCTTCTGTTCCTTCTGTAAATTTCTGTTTAGCCTCAGTGGATGCTATGCTCATTGAGCTGGTTATGTAGTCACAATTTTGTGTTGCACCTCCGCCCGATGAACAGCCTTCTAAATTCCACAAGACACCTCTTGACGATGATAGCCAGTTTGTTGCATCAACGTCTGTGTAATAGACAATATCTTTTCCAATGCCTTCTTCGAAAGATGCTGAGAGTGGGAATACACTGACAGTAAAGTTAGTTGGGACGGGTTGACCGCCATACACGTCTTTTAATGATAACTTGCAAAAAAATGATTTGCTATTTGTATCTAAAAGACCGGAACTGCTTAAATCTCTTATCGTCGTTAAATCAAAATGCAAGAATAAGCGAGTTAACTCATCAGTGACTCCTGATCCGCTTGCAAGATCATGAAGCTTAAATAGATCAAGAGACCCAGCAAGTCCAACGCTTGCAGAAACTTTAGACTTGCCTCCAATAACTTTGTTAGTTATGTATGCGTCTTTTGCACAGCTGATTCTTCTATACATTTGAAACTGCTCTTCCTATGATATTTACGTCAGGATAACGTAGCTCAAATATCCCACCTTGTGTAGGATAAACAATTTGATTTTTTGTATTGTTTACCATGTCAAATGTTGTTGAGGAATACTCTCTATTTTTCACTGTTCCATACAAATTATTAAGCGTAAGCGTTGATACGGAGATCACGCCGTCTTGAGAATAAATCGTATTAATTAGCTCCGATTTAACAATAGGCTGATTAATGTGAAAGTTTTTAATGTCAAGCTGCGCCTGAAGAGCCTGGATTATTGTTCTAAGAAGTGTGGTTTTATTGTATGATGGGTCGATCACTGCTTCAAAGAAAACTTCGTAATTAATTACTTCGGCATCTAAGATGTCTATTGCATCCGAGATCATTCTATATGATGAAAGATAACGCTTTAAATTTATCTTTAGCGCATCGGACGATAAGATGAGAGCCCCGCCAGGGCTTCTAGAAATTAGATGCAATCTTGATGCTAAAGGATTATTAGGATTATTAGAAACAGATGCTCTAAACACTCTGCCGAAATTAGACGGCATTGTATACACTCTTGCTAGCAAGTCTTCTTTAGTAACAATTCTTTCTTGTGCACTTTTAATTGCCGGGACTAAGGCTAAAAGTTCTTCATCTGTTGGTGCGTCTTCTCCACCTGAAGCTTGCATGCTATTATCTACTTCAAGACCTGTCCTTACCTGAGTTTTTATTTCAAAACCTGGATTTTCAGGAAAAGAAAGTGCAACATTAGATATACTTCTAATCGTCCCAGGCCCCACGTTGTGTGATAAGCCTCCGCCATGTCTGTATCTTATTGTTAGTGCAACATTTGCTGCTGCAATACCAAGCGTTGATGTTTGTAAAAGTCTTTGTGGATTTACTGATCGCCTAGAGAATGTCTGTGTATATCTTAGGGGTATTGCAAACTCTGAGGGATCAGGAATAGCATCATCATCTAAAGAGTCAGCTGTTCCACCTCCAAATGTTAGTGTAGTTCTTCTGTCAGAAAGTGCTGTATTGGAAACAAATCTATACGGCGCAGGAATCACTTTTAGTGAATCTTTTACTAGACTATCATTCATTGCAGTATTAAGCGTATTTTTGTAGACTACATCATTTGTTAGATTGTCTACTTCATAATAAATGTTACCTTGACTGTCTGTCACAGAGATGATCTGCGTGACATTTGATTGTCCCAGAGTAATTCTTCTAAATTGTTGAAAAGCGCCTATTGTAAATGTCTCAGTTGTTTCTGTGCCTGATACACATATGCCACTTTTTCTGAGTATTTTTGAAATTATTGCTCCGCCTGATCTTCTTCCATTTGTAACTTCAACATCATCTGCAAGTTCCAAAGCTTTTGTTGTAGGGTTAAGCTTCCAAAAATTCAAATTATCCACAAGCGTAAAATTTATGCTACTTGCTGATCTTAAAATAGCATTAGAAGATATTGTCGGCAATGCTGTCGGATCGGGTCTTAGATCGGTTGAACTAATCACAGGAACTTCGATATAAAAGTCTACTTCAACGCTTGACGGGCCCGCGCCGACTATTTTTATACCAGCATTTGTGATAGTTCGTTCTATATTTTTTGTTTCTACGACAGTATCAAAATTAAGCTCACCGTACATATGGTCGAGATAAAAAGATAAATTATCTCCTACGTAAGCAGCCATATCCAAGAAGAGACCACCCAGAGATGCTTCAGAAAAATCTTGAATTTTGTCTGGGTAATATTGTTTGGCATAGTCAAGAATGGTTCTTCTGAAACCATCAAAGTCTCTAGCAAGGTATTTTCTCTGTCTAACAGCTTTTAAAGCTTGTTTGTTATTAATTGCTGCCATTTGTGTCCCTAAGTGTAAGTGTTATATTGCATAAAGCACTACTTGAATTGCTCTGTCTTTATCATCTATCAGCGGAACTGAATATGTTATATTTAGTTTAATTACTGCTGTATTCTTGTTCTCAACATTGTCAATTACAGACTCAAAAGTCTTTAAATTTACATAAGGAAGCCAAGCAGCTACCGCAGACCTAATTCTTGCTATAGCATCTTCATCAAAAGATTCTTGGCTCGTAAACTCCGTCATAAGCGGCCTAAGATTAGCTCCAAAATTATACAGACCAAGTCTTTCTCCCCAGTTTGTAAGAATTAGATTTCTTAGATTGTCAGAAAATTGGTCTGCAAGGCTAAAATGCATTGAAAATAAGCCTTCTCCTTCTGTTCCTAGCGTTAAAGGAGTCTTTATTCCATAAGGAACTGGGCTATTGAGAACTCGTTCGGCAAATTTCTGATCTTTTGTTTTGCCTACATTTTTAAAACTATATGTCGCCACGTTGCTAAATAGGCGCTTCTTGTATTTCGTAACTTATTCGTGCTTAAGCACGTATTATTTCTCCGCTTATCGTCACTCTTTTGCCTTTTGCTTGATGCCTTTTTAATAGATCTTCAGCTATGTTAGCAATTTCTTGTCCTGTGATCTTGTCATCGTTATTTTTATCAAAACTTTTGTTACCTTCATAAAATAGATACTGCGGATGGCCTGGAGGCAATCCCTTCTGCCAAACTGCGCCAGGGCTTATTCCTGCTGTCATTTGATAAAGTCTGCCGACTGAATCAATAGCATTGATATTAAGCTTTTTCATTATACTAGTGTAATAGTTTTGAACATAGTCTAGCTGACCAACAGGGCCTGCAGCTAACAATTGTTTCCAAAATTCTCCTCGATCTCTTGTGTGAAAACCTATGTAACCCATCGCAATAGGTTTTGGGCCTGCTTCTGTAACACGCCCGCCCTTGAATGCGACGTTGTATTGAACTCTTGATTCACTAAATATAACAGTTGCTAAGAAATCTGGATTAACTTTTATTTTTTTGCATATTTCTATAAATTTCTTGCGGAATGCAATAGCTTGATCGCTCTTTACCGCAAGACCGCTGGGCCTGTCCGTTCCCGTTCTTTCATCTGTGATGAGTATGATCGAGTCTTCACTTCCACCTATAGGTTCAATTGATTTGTAATCTTTTGTTGGTTTAATGAATTCGTCCGGATTATTAATAATTTCAGGAGTAAATTTACATTTTTCAGCTACGTAGCCCGTTGCGCCATTTTTACCCCCATCTCCAATAGTTTTTGCAACAACATTTACTGCTGTTGCTTGACCTGTCATTGTCATAAGGTCTTTTTGAACTGCTGATCGTACATTGGCACCAGGTTCAGGCGTTCCAAATAAACCAGCTTCTTCTGCTGCGTCTATAATAAAACAAGGCTCTGGGTTGGGTGAGATCAGTTTAAATAAAAGCGTAGGATTTGAAAGTATGTCGGATAATATCTTAGCAAATAATTTTGGAAGTTTAAGTTGCCAAGAATCAAATTCTATTTTATCAGGATATGGAATTACAAAACCGGGAGCAGGCACAGGCAAGCTAATGTTGGCATTAAGCACTAAATAGGGATCAGATAGAACAGGAGGTACTGGTAGATCAAATTTAAGCTCAGGAGGTTTTATAATTGCTGCAGGATCTGTTGGAGGCAATACTAATTTCTGACCTAGTTCAGCTGCATTAATACCCATAATATCTGCCAAGATGAGCGGCGCCTGCGGACCTATCATTTGTACAATCATCGATGGGTCAAAAATAAGATCTTCACGCGGAATATTTCCTGCTGTATCTACACCCAATAAGTTCTTTACTGTTAGCTCTAGCTCATTGTCGTCTAGTGGGTTGCTAGTATTTGCTAGAGTAATTTCATCGTCACTTGGTTCGGCTTCTGTATATTCTCGTGCAGTTTCAGGTGGCGGCTTAATAAACTGTGCGAGTGCTACTGGGTCAATAAAGGGTGGCGGAAGAGAAAAATTTCCTTGCTGATTAAGAGAAAGAAGAACACTCTCGTATTGTTTTAATGTTATGTTATGAAACTCCGGATACTTGGTTTCATCTTCTATGTCGTCAGGTAGAGTTTGATCAGGTGGAACGGGCGGGATACTTTTTCCTGATTTGCACGGAAAGGGTGAATTTTCACCACCGTTTGCTAAAATATTTTTAATTCTTGTAATAATTGCTTTTTTGCCACCAGATGTTAATTTACCATCTTTAATAAAACCAAGATTTTCCATCGTTCCAGGCATTTCATTTTGCTCCCGTTACAAGAACTTTACTTGCCCATGTACCCTGAGTAGGAATTCCTGTTCCACCAAATCTTCCGCCCATTGTATTGCTTAGAGGCGCAGTTGCTGCACTTACTGTTGTTTGACTTGGTAACTCTATTAATGTTGCGGGAGTATCCGTGCAGAGCAAAGCTCTATCCGCTGTGTCATCTCCCAATTTTATCATTCCTTTTTCAGCTGGCTTTATGATAATGTCTCCATTTGATCTTATCACTATTGATGAAAAATTTTCACTTTTATCAAGATCCGCATCATCGCTATTGCCATTTTCTACTTTTATTTTTCGACCTTTTGTGTTATTTGCTTCTGCAAAACCTGTCACAAGTATCTGTATATCTGATCGTGCAATTAATCTTATTTTATCCGTTTTAATGACTATAGCAGCATCGCCGTCGTCGCTGTCTTCGATTTCAAATTCTTCAATATTGTAATCAGAAATACCGAATTTTAAGTCGGGCAAAGTTCTTTGAGAAATTTGTATTCTACTTCTATCGTTATATAAGTCAAAGTCGCCTTCAAATTTAGAAACTTGATCTTCTGCTTTACCTAGCTCTTTTTTAAGAACATTGCCGGGTACATCAACTGTAGCATTGTTTATTGTTGTTGTTGCGACTTCTAGACCTGCTGTGAGATTTGTCTGACCTCTTCCGGCAACTAAGTCAATACTACCTGCATCTTCGATAAAATCATGAGAAGGGAAAAATTGTCTTGCGCCATTTTCACCGATAGAAAAGTTTGCAGCTGTTGATGCTCTATCCGTACCCAAAACTATGAGCGAATTATTTGACCCCTCTAGTGCAAGATCACCGGGTCTTTTTTTAAAACGAGGCACAGATTCATATGCCATTAAGTGTGCGCCGTCTGTCGAAAGAATTAATCTTTCGAATATATCTTCTTTGTCAGTCACTTTTATCAAAGTACTATTGACTAAAGTAGTTCTAGTGTTATTAATTATTTTTACATCACCATTTCTAAGTTCATAGATTGGATTTGTTCTTCCGTCGTTTTGTGATCTTTCTCTCTTTGAAGCGTTAGCGGCGGGAGCGAAAGACGCATCATATGTTCTGGGTGAATGTTGATGATTTACATCATCAACGTAATGAGGCTCTGTAATCTTACAAAGCCAATAAGCTAATTCAAGACGCGGATTATTTGGATCTTCGACCATTACCCATACGGTTTCTCCTGGCTTGCAGGGCAGCGCCATATGTGAAGGAAAGAAGGGAAAAACAAACATTGGACTTGTCTCTGAGTGAGCAAAAACTCCAACTATTGTATTTCTTGGCAAAACAGCAGCAAATTGAGGATTACTAACCTTTAAAACGTTTGTCCAGTAATCAATTTTCTTATTGTCGGGACCTAAGATGATATTGTGTGGGTCAGATACAACATCTAGGACAACCATTCTTTTAAATGTAGTGCTAGGAACAGCAGTAGGTATGAAGTTTCTTATGTTGTTGACTCTTCCTTCAGCAAAAAGCTGTAGAAAGTCGTAAGAATTTATGACATCTCTTGGATCTTGGCCCGACATTAACTGTTTATCCTTTTAAACATTTCTTCTGGATCAATAGATTCGTCAGCTTTTTCCGCCTTTGAGATCAATTCGGCGAGACGAATAAGTTGATCGTTAGCTTTGCTCATTCTCTCTATGTAAGTTGATAAATTTTTACCATGCACAGCATGCTCTGTGCTGTCATTTTCAACTATATTGACAAGAGAAGAAAAAAGAACATAGGCATTTTGTCTATCAACAATAGCATTTTCGTAAATTTCTTTCCATAAGCGCTTTTTCTTATCAGGCACACCGTCTAACTGATCAAGCAAAGTAGAAAAATCTTTTGCTTTTTGTTCAAGCGCCAAGTCTAATTTATCTCTTTTCATGTAATGAATTATTGAGATTTTAAAGATTCTACCTTTAACTTTTTGTAGTATGTCTTAAGCGCCTGCATTGTTGTAGTCATTTGCTTAGGAGAGAGTCCTGATAATTCACGCATATAGAGAAGAATTGCGCTCTTGTTTAGCAGATCTATTTCATCTAAATTTTCAAAGATAGTGATTATAGAATTAATGCAAGACAACTCATTTTCTGACTTAACTTTACCTCTAATATCGTAGAGCATCGTAATGAGTTCTTTTCTATTTAGCGTTTCAGTGTAAGAGTCTTTAAACGGAAGATAGTTGTGCTCTTCAATAAGAAAAGACTCATACGTCGATAAGTTGTCAGGATCATCTAGACTGACTAGCTTTTTTATCTTTTGAGCTTTCTGTTTTGTCTTAATGATCAGCCAGTTTTTAGCAACAACATTAAAATAAGAGAAAGCATTTGTGCCTCTTGTTTCATCAAACTTATGAATAGTTTCAAAGAGAAAATTAACACAATCTACTTTAAGCTCTTCATAAGTGTCGTGCATGCTTGTGAACTTATAGATGTTTATTAAGTTCTCAACAAGCTTCTCAAAAGCAGGCATGATCTTTTCGACATAGAGCCTATCTCTATCTTTTTTGTTAATCTCATTTTGAAAGTTAACAATCGATCTATGCGTCTCTTCGTTAAAATACAGCTTTAAATTTGTTTTTTCTTCCTTTTTGTTTGTAAGACTCAAAACTTCTTCAGAAATCTGTTCAGTGTTTCTTTCATCTTTCGAAACATAACTCGCAAGCTGTGTATTAACCTCTTCTACGATAGGCTGTTTTTGTATTTTCTTTTGCCTCCTTTGTGCTTTCTTTAATTCTTTTTTATTGTTCATGTAACTTATTACTCAATTTTTCCTCATTTTATATTGTCAATCTGATTTGTGCTCGATTTTTCATTAAAATTTTCTATAATTTGCGCAACAATGTCTCTGCAGTCAGATATGTCTTTAACAACATCTTTTACTACAGGATCATCAAAAAATACTTCAAGCTTAGTTTTTGCTTCAAGCTTCTTGTGCTTTTCTGTCAATAATTTTATTGCATCATCAAGCTGATCATCTAAGTCTTCGACTTTTTCAAGCAAAACCAAGCTATTCTTAGTTGTTCTGACAAGAAGAAATGTTGAAATACAGAAAAGTATTGCAAACAGAAACGTTAAAATTAGCATATTAATTTCCCAATTTTGTCATCATACGACTTGCTGATTGACTCTTGAGAATAACTTTTGATAATTTTTTTGCTAAGATCAACAGCCCACGCCTTAGGTGTCGTAGAAGAATTTCTAAATTTAATAATTTTCTTCTTAAAATCTTCTTCTAAAACATTTGCCCACTTAGCATTTTTCATGAATATTGTCTCATCCACACGTGTCGGGTGCACATTTTCTAGCTTGTAGTCAATAGCAATAAACTTACCATTGTTCATAAAATCAAGATGGCCCGACCAATTTGTGGCAATGACTGGCAAGCCTGATGCAGCAGCTTCTAAAAGTGGCAGGCCATACCCTTCACCACGCGTAAGTGAGATAAGCGCCTTAATTTGTGTGTGTCTATAAAGAGAAGCCATCTCTGCGTCTGACATGTCGCCGTGCAAAAGATAAACTTTAGGATTAACCTTTCTGTTTATCTCATTAAGCACCGACTTTAAAACAGAAATTACAACTTGCCGGTCGATCTTTGTGTTGCGCCCTGTGTTTGTCTTGATGATTAGACCTACATCTTTATCATTTGAGAAAGTATCACAAAACCACTTAATAGTGTAGAAGATATTTTTTCTATCATTTTCAGAATTCTTTCCAGTAATCTGGCCTACAAAAAGAAAATTAAAGCTGGTTTCAAATTTAATATCATCTATTCTGGTGTGTGTATTTTGTGTAATCTCATCAGGAAATGATTCTGGGATGACATAAGCAGGAACTTCTATTTTGCCTGAGTTAGTAAGCGATGCAAGACTGTGCTTAGACGGCACTACAATTGATGACATCTTATTGCATGCATGTACCCACTGAGGATTACACACGTCTGTCTCAACTGCTGCAGTTACTCCCACATTTACTCTTCCTAAGTTAGGATCCCATTCATTAGGTAATTGAACTTGAACTGTTACATCGTAAAATTTGCTGGCTGGATCAACAGACTTATCCATTAACTTACCTATTAAGCCGGAGCTCGCATCTCTATTAATCAGCCATGGCGTGTCACCCCACATAAGGGCCTGAACTTCTAAATCAATGTCTTTAGAGAGCAACCAGCGAGCAATTTGCCTTGAGTGCACACCATAGCCAGACTGTGTTAAAACAGGTGCGCGAAGAAGAACTTTTTTCTTATGCAAATTGTTAAAAAAATAGTTTTCAGACATCAGATTGCTTTTAACTCCCAGCTGCAAGGTTTAGTTACTGGATTGTTCCACGTTTCAATTGTTTGCGTTAATGTTCTGTCCCATTCAGCAACAACTGCGTTTAAGTCATAATCTTTATGTGCATGTGTCATAGCTTTCTGTCCTAATGCTTCTCTTTGTTCGGGGCCCATTTCGTACATTTTCATGAACGCATTCATGAGTGTTTTATGTGAAACAAAGTCTTCATAAATGTAAGGAATCATTAAATTGCCTACCATCGACTTTACTTCTGGTTCTAGGGCTATACCGTATTGCTCACCTGTGTCGATGTCTTCAACTTGACGAGTTAGACCGCCAGTTTTTAAAGCAATAATTGGTTTTCCGCACATCATCGCTTCAAGTGTTGGAAGACCAAATCCCTCATTAGATGACCTATTGACAATAGTGTCACAAAGATTATATAGAATTCTCATGTCCTCAAATCCGATTCTATCTTTTGAGAATATAAGATTCTGACTAATTCCTAGCATGTCTACGACACTGTGTAAGTTAGTCCCTTCCTGGTCTAAGGGATCACAGTGCATCACAATTGTTGCATTAGTATGACCATACTTTTGCTTCAGTTGTTCAAGAAACATTTGCCAAGATTTAAGAATGTCGGCTGGCATCTTTCTTCGTGCATTTCTCGACACATAAAGAACAGTGAAATGATCAGCTCTTTCTCTTCCAAGAAGCTTTATCTTAAAGTCTCTTGCTTCGTGCTTTGGAATAGGTTTAAACAGATCTTTTGGCACAGCGTGCGGAATATAGTTTGTTTTCTCAGGAAATCGCTCTTTAACCATCTGATAAGTTGGCCAATTAATACAATTGATCAGATCAGTTGAGTCATATAAAACACGATTAAATTCTGGCCATGGTGTATTATCCCATAGATGCCAATATGTTATTGGACAAATCTGTTGAATTTCGTCGGCCATTTCCCAGATCCATATGAAGAATCGTGGGTCAGTAAACAGCATAAGTGCATCTGGGCGAACTTGTGCTAGTGTCTTTCTTAAAAGATTTTTGTCACCAAAGCCATTTGTAGGCTTAATGATGAAGTCAGGGTCGACTGCAACAATTTCATAGTTGTCATGTTTAATTGCGCCGCCAAAACACCTAAAGCTATATTTACCTGTATTGACTAGACCATTTATCAACCAACGAGCTTGAGTTCCTACACCTGAAGTCGAAAGCGGATGGTCCGAAATCATTAAAATTGTCTTTTTTTGCATCAGTCGTATATTACCTACTTTAGTCAAGATGTAACAAAAATTATGTGCAGTGCTCTGTGTTTTTATACTCGCACCACATGCAAGCAGCTCTATTCTTTAGAGCAATTCCTTTTTTGACTGATGACAACATGTTGCTAACGACCTTAAGCGACCGCTTAATCGGAACATCACCCATAGATACAGAAAAAAGCTCACAGTGTTGATTAGGCTTTGCAGATTTTTTAAGCAGAACAAATCCGCACCTAACACTCTTAAAAGGAACCTGGGGATTTTTTTGACACCAAAAGTTCTTGTAAAGAGCCAATTGTGCTTTTGTCATTTCATCAGATCTTTTTTCTCTCATCCAGCCTCTAGCAGTTGTCTTCCAGTCCAAGATCCAGTACAATGTTTCGCCCCTTTTACCTTTAGCTTTAATAACACCGTCTATGAAACCTTTAAAAGCATGTGGATGATTGTCAACTGATTCGTAGAGTTGATGTTCGGCGTCAACAACCTCCCATTCAGGAAAAGTATCATCAAGAAACTTTGGCACTTCTGAAAGAATTAGAGATGCATCGAACTTTGCTTTTGCGAGTGACTCATCTGTAAAGTCAGGGTTGCCCTCATGTTGAGCCCAGGCTTTCTCCATGTGCTCAAAAGCAATTTCAGACTTCATCTCTCGAGTAAGAAGATAATGCTCACACGAAGCATGGACTGCGGTGCCAAAGTCAAGAACCGGAGAAGGTTTGGACAGGTCGATCTTCTTGACGTGAGTCAAGCTGTGACGATATGAACACTCTTTCCAAAGCTTTACTTCTGAGAAAGAAACGTGTTGTTTTCCTGTCGGTAGTATCTCAAATGAGGGTGTTGCTTCTTGCATT